GATGGTAGTTGTCAATATTCAGAAGCAGGTTTTCACGTTTGGGGAGATAACAATCTAATGAGATGGGGTCAAGGTGTTGCACTTAACAACATAAGTGATACAACATTTAACACAGGCGATGGCAGTGAACATGGTGGTCATAAAGTTATATTAGACTATCATGGTGACAACAATGTTATTGCTGGATATCAAACTAATGGAAACACAAGTAATCCAGGATATCATACTGCAAATATATGGATATATGGTAACAATCAAGATGTTTGGTGGAAACAAATTAACGATGGAAACAAAACTGTAAACTATAAAAGTTATCAAAACGGTAGTCAAATTAGTGGTGTACAAAAAGGCAACGGTGCTCATACAGCCAATGTTACATTATACGGTTCACAACCAACTACATTAAACTTAATACAAATGGGTGGTACAGCACAAAGTTATAATCTTAACCAAACATGTCAAACCAGTGGTGGTTGTTCAATCACAATAACTCAAGACTAGAATAGCAAATAAATACATACATGAAATGGTTATACAGTGGATGGGCAGTTGTGGTAACAATATGTTTACTAACAACATTAAAAATATATGATCCTACACCACTACAAAGTTTGCGTCTACAAACATTTGATGCATTACAAAGTTTAGATGAAGTAAAAGAAAGCAATGAAGTTGCTATTATAAACATTGGCGAGAAAAGTTTACAACAATGGGGACAATGGCCATGGCCCAGACAGAATTTTGCACAACTAATACACGATATCAGACAGAACAATGCTGGTATGATTGGAATGACCGTGATGTTTCCGGAGGCGGACAGATTTGGAGGGGACGAAGTCCTAGCATCTTGGCTGAAAGGGAACGGCATAGTTTTAAGCCAGACCCCAAGTACAAGAGGAGTGAGGAGTACAGGTCCTCACATTGGTACAGGAACGATAGGCCCTTCAAACCCGACCCAATCTTTGCTAGAGTGGCCCAATCTAGTAACAAACATTCCGATACTTGAAGAACAAGCAGAAGGTATAGGTGTACTAGCATCAGCACCGCAACCTGATTTAGTAACAAGAACTTACCCATTAGCAATCACTGTTAATGACAAAATTTATCCTAGTTTTGCTATTGAGATGTTAAGAACATTTACGCAGAAACCTAGTTACATGTTAAAGACCAGTGACATAGGAATACAAGAGTTTGCAGTACCACCGTTTGATCCTATTGTTACACAACCAGATGGTACAGCATATATACGTTTCAATAATATGTTTAAAGAATACGAATATATCGACATATCTAGTTTACCAGACCTTACAGGAAAATTTGTTATAATAGGTGTTACAGCAGAAGGTGTACAAAACCCTGTTCCTACACCAAAAGGCAATATGTATCCACAACAAATACAGGGCCATATGCTACAGAATTTTATCGATGGATCAAATATACAGCGAAATGAATTAAGTGCTTTATATGAGCTCTTAGGCGCCTTGTTGGGTATGATTTTGATAGCAATCGCTGTATATAAGTTGCCTTTGCTATGGACAGCACCAATTTCCATGCTTATTTTGGGGTCAGAAGCCTATTTAAGTGTGTGGTTTTACACAAATCAACTGGTATTAATGGACGCAACTTTCCCGGTATTAAGTGGATTTTTAGTGTTTACTCATAGTGCATTTAACAATTTTTACAAGCAATACAAGTTGAGACAGCAAATCAAAGGTCAATTTGGCACTTATATTTCGCCAGATTATGTAGATATGATAGTAAAAGACCCAAGTCTAATGCAATTAGGTGGGCAAAGAAAAGAGATGAGTTTCATGTTTGCAGACATAGTTGGCTTTACACCTATATCAGAAACATATATGAAGAAAGATGACCCTGAAGGATTAGTAGAATTAATCAATAGTTTCTTAGATAAAATGACAAAAATAGTACTCGCCAATGGTGGAACCATAGACAAATATATGGGCGACTGTATAATGGCATTCTGGAATGCCCCAATACCTTGTGATAATCATGCCGAGATGGCTGTAAAAACTGCTATAGAAATTGAACTACTTGGAGATGAACTTGAAAAAGAAATGGAAAAATTAGGATTACCAAGAGTAAAATTTGGTACAGGTGTAAACACAGGCACTTGTATTGTTGGTAACATGGGCAGTGAAGCAAGATTAGATTATAGTGTTGTAGGTGATGCTGTAAATTTAGGTGCTAGATTAGAAGCCGAGACTAGAAAACAAGACACTCCTATATTGATAAGTGAATTTACTTACATGCAACTTACGGATATTGCATGTACGCAGTTAGATGAAGTTACTGTAAAAGGAAAAGAAGAGCCTGTTAAAATTTATGCTCCACTTATTAATAATGAAATAAGAAAACTTTACAAGTAATTACACTTCATACTTACTAATATTTTTTAAGATATCTGGTATTTCTTCATTTTGAATCATATCTATAATAACATTAGTAAGGTCAATTTCTCTTCTAACAAAAGACATTCGCAAAAGTAATTTTTGCAATTCTTGTTCATAGAATTCTAACTCTTGTTCTTTACGAAGTTTGTCTTCTATTAGGTCCGCAATCTGTATTATTTTGCCTGACTTCATAATAATATTTATGCTTAATCGTCTGGATTATAATGTCTGAATTCTGTAAACAATTTGGCATATTCAAGTAAGTCTTGTCTCAATGTTTGCAAATGCTTTATTTCCATAGGAACTTTAAAATTTGCAACACTATATATAGGCAAGTAATAATTTAAAATTTTATCAACCTTTTGTCTGTCTTTTACAATATCTTGTATTATTCTGTGATAAAAATTAGGTTCTGTAATTAATTGTGTTAACCAAACATGATGGTCATCGTTTGAATTATATGCATAAGCCATTTCTCTGACGTCATAAGATATTGCTCGTACAGGATTTATGTTACTTCTGTATTTTTTCATCACAGGAGGATACATCCACTTCTCTTGACGAGTGTGTTGATTTCTTAAATATGCTTTATACTCATTTAAAAAACTTTTATATAAACCTTCTTCACTTTGTTTTACATCAACGTTGTAGTGTTCTATAAGTTCATCGGCAATTTTTTGTGCTTTGGGAGATAAGTCATTGTACAATTCTCTTACGTCAAGTATTGTATATGTGCCATCAAAGAATGTATTAGGGATTGCCTTGTGCCGTTTATATTTGTTAAGTTCTGTCGTAAGTTTTATAGCATCAAAATTTATAATATCTTTTGACATGCTATTACTTATCACATATTAATTTTTAATATAGTGTGCAGTTTACCTGTGCCTTTATTACGTCCTAGTGTGCTTCTAGCACCATCATGTAAAGGTTTGGGCCATTGACCAATGTTTACCCAAGCATAACCACAACTTTCTTCATTTAATGTTGGCTGAAATTCTTTTTCTACAACATAGCAAAAACTGTAGTACATAAAGTTTTTATCTTTGCTTTGATATACATCTAATGGATTTAATTTTTTTAGTTCAGGAACAAGACCTATTTCTTCTGTAAGTTCTCTTTGTAAACATTCATAAGGAGTTTCAATTCCTTCAATCATGCCTCCCCAAAAACCCCATGTGTGTTTATGTCTTTTATCAGAATTTCGTAATTGGAATAAACATCTACCTGTGTCTTTTGCTAGAAACAAAACACCGGCGGCACTGATGCCTTTATGTTTATTAAGATTGGTCAAAGGATTTAATTGTTCTATTATACTCTTTTGTTCTACACGTTCAGTTTCCAGAACCCTGGGTTGTATGTTCCTTCGTAAGTGCTTGTCCACGTTTCGTTTTTCCATTGATATTGTTTTCCTGTAAATGTGTTTGTAACATAGTGTACATCTGTAACAGCACTGGCATCAAATACTTTTGTCCATGCACTACCGTTATATTCTACTATGTCGTTTGTGTCTGCAGATATCCCCCAGTTGTCTCCAGAAATTTCTGCTGTAAGCAAATATCTTTGTCCATTTGAAGCGGCATCTAATGTACCGTCTCCTGGATAACTTGATGTTGGATCAATAATTTTTGTTAAGTTTGTCAATGTATTAGTTGGTAATGTATCAGCATCTATGTTGAATACTAATTTACTAGGATCTATAGTATTTCTTGCAACAAATCCACTTATTAAATTAGTAGTGCTATCAACATCATTTGATATATTTAATTGTAATGTACTTCCTGTTGTTAAAGGTATGTCACTCATTGATACACTTGTATTTGCCAACGAGCCTTTGTCACCTTGTGGAGCAATTACAGATAATAAATCATTCCAATTTGCTTTTGTAGTTTCACCGTCATCATAACTTGTACCGTCCGTTGGTGCAGTTTTAAACAATGTTGCTTCTGTACCATCCATTTCTACAAAATAATTGTTTGGACTTAACGTGAACAATTCATATTGAGAATCAACTGTTCTAAAGAAGTCGTATATATCTTCATCATAACCTAAGTCTGAGATACTAGATGTATCATATATGTTGGTTATAATAGTATTAATAATTTTTTGTCTTTTAACTTTTGCAGGTGGACTTAACCATATAGGTAAAGTAAATGTTAGGGTGGCAACGTCTATTGTCTCATCTACTCCTGCTGGCATACTTCTGTTTGACCAATTAACATCTGTAAGTTCCACTTCAAAAATACTAGTCCAATCTATTGGATTGGAAGAGTGTTGTAATTGAATACTTGGATTAAATAAAATTAATATTTGTTCTAACAGTTGTAGTTTTTGGTCTGTGTTTCCAGACCATATATCCACTTGCATTGTTAAGTTATAAGGAACAGGCATATATCTATCTGTACTATACAAATTGCCTGGAAATTCTTGTGATGCTGTATCTGTTTTATATTGAGCAGTACCAGTATCATATTGTCTTTCTGCAACTTGTAGTTTACTAATTAACATAGGATCCATAGTCCTATCTCTTGCTAGTAATAAACTGTTAATGCTACATGCTATAAATGGAGTAGAGTTTACCATGTTTTCACTACCCTTCCTTAAAATATGTGCTACCATTCTTTGCATGTCAGCATATCTTACAGGAACTTTATTATAAAATGTTGCACCATCACGTTTACCTTCTGACACTTTAAAGTCACTAAAAATCCTCATGAATTGCATCAAGTATCTTCTTAATTGTGCGTCATACCAGTAATCTAAATTAGCCATTAGTTATCTGCCTTAGGTTTAACTGCTTTACTAAGATTAGTTTTTTCAGCGGCAGTTGTACCATCTGTGTTTGTTGTAATATTATCATTGTTAATAAATGAAGTAAGTATTTTATTAGCGGCACTCCAAGCCTTCTTGTTGTCGTCACTAATTTTAATCCATCTACTTCCTGACTTCTTAAATAATCTGTTAGGTTCAAAATCTGTTCTCAAGAAATAATCTCCGTTTGATGATCCAATTGGGAATGAACTTCCACTTCCTACAATACTTATGCCGTTAGGTGCAGATCCATCACCAGGGAAATATATACCTGGTTTGTTGTCTGGGTCGGTTTCATCTGTGTATAAATGACCACCTTCATAATGCCCAGCATCATATTGAACTTCTGCATTAGCAACTTCCATAACTTTGTCACTAACTTCAATTTCTGTTTTGTATGTGCTAAGAAGATTTCTCAAGTCAGTAGCAGTTTCTCCAGTACCAAGTATATCTCTGTATTCTGGACTGTCTGTGATATTTGTAAGTTTTACTCTCCATAAGTGAGGCCACCATCTTGGATCATATCCTTCTGCTGGTCTGCCTGCATCACTTACAACAAAGTATCTATTAATTGCTTCACCACCACCTAATAGTAAGTCATCTCTTAAATGAGGTAGTTCAATAACATCACCTGCCATTAACCTTCTGCCAAGTAAACTTGCACAAGTATTCATATGGAAAGTCATAAACAAACTATCGTTTGACATAAACATACCAAATTGTGTTAAATCAAAATCTGGTTCTGCTATATTGTATGCACCACGTAGTTCATAAATGTCCGTATCATACTTCCTGTCTCTGTTTTCTAAAAATATAACGTCTTGTATATACAAGTCTCCACTACCTATGCTGGCAGTAGAGTCGTCAGTATATGTGCCTATGTATTTGTGTACAAAGACACCTGTTCCACCTGCATTAATAGACTCTGCTACAACTCTATCTATAAAGCCGTAGTCATTAGTTTTATTCTTGTTCCACAGTTGTAATCTTGGCATAATGTACTATTTATCACTTTCTTTATTCCTTGACAATGAACGTGAAAGCATATATACTGTGATTTATAGGAAAGGTGGCTGAGTGGCTTAAAGCACCTCCCTGCTAAGGAGGAGTACGGGTAACTGTACCGAGAGTTCGAATCTCTCCCTTTCCGCCAGACTAAATAGTTTGCTCAAATAGAGAGGAAAACAAAAATGGTAAAAGCAAAGAAATCAGCAAAAGCACCTAGTAAAGCAAAAGCAAATCCATGGAGTGGAGAAGTTATTGCAGAAAACATTCGTAAGAATGCAGAAGAAATAAGTGCTAACATTAGAAGGAATGCTGAGGAAATAAGTGCTAATATTACAGCAAATGCCGAAAGGATTGCAAAAAATATTAACGCAAGATAGGTAATTCGGGGCCGTAGCTCAGTTGGGAGAGCGTCTGGTTTGCATCCAGAAGGTCGCAGGTTCGACCCCTGTCGGCTCCACCATTACCAGAGGTAAAATGTCGGAAAGAGATTTAGAAGATATAATAACAGAAGCAATACTAGACTTATTGTTAGATGCCAAAGACAATGGACTAGATTTGCTAACTTTTGAAGATGTTTGCAAAATGTTGGGAGTAGATGATTTGTCATTAATGACAAAGTTTGAACAAGGAACAGCATTTACACTTAACAAAGAATATTTAGAAAAATTACGTGACCCAGAGGTCAGAAAAGCAATGATAGAATCATTTAAGGCAACTAAACATTGAAAACAGAAACAGTAACATGGGTCCATCACTGGACAGATAAAACATTTAGTTTTAAAACAACACGCAGTCAAACATTCCGTTTTAATAATGGCGAGTTTGCAATGATTGGATTAATGGTAGATGATAAACCATTATTGAGAGCATACAGTATTGCAAGTGCAAATTATGAAGATGAACTGGAGTTTCTTAGTATTAAGGTACCAGACGGACCTCTTACAAGTCGTTTACAGCATTTAAAAGTAGGAGATGAAGTAGTTGTTATGCCAAAGTGTACAGGTACTTTAACAATAGATAATTTAACAGAAGCAAACAATTTATTTTTGTTGTCAACAGGAACAGGCATAGCACCTTTTATGAGCATAATTAGAGATCCTCAGACATACGAAAAATTTAAAAATGTTATTTTAGTGCATACAACTAGAACACATGCAGAACACACTTACACAGATGTTATACAAGAAATGTGCAATACATTTCCTTTGACATATTATGATACATGTACCCAAGAAGATTACGAACGTAAAGGCAGATTCTGGTTACATATACAAAACTTTACAGATGGCGGATTTAATAAAGACACTGATAGAGTAATGGTATGTGGTGGACCAGAAATGAATTATGAATGTAGAGATTTTTTTGAAAGTTTAAATTTTCAAGAAGGAAATTTAGGAGAACCTGGAGACTTTGTTTTAGAAAGAGCATTTGTTGACTGATAAATAGTTACATGCTAGAAAAACACAATCCGGAAAAAGCAAGTGTGGACGTTCTGCTATTTGCGGACTCATTAGATTCTGTTTGGTATTTTGAACATTCAATACCATCATCAGTAGCATATAGTAAAGGCATAGGCAATGGATTTGACCAAATGTCTGATGAAGAATACAATGAATATTTGGCATCTGTTGAAGAAAAATCACCATCAAATGACAGGGCATTCTTTTACTTGGATCAAGCAGATTATTATTCTGCACATCATACTACTAGAGCAATAGCATCTTATAAACTAGCACATGAATTACGCAAACATGGTTATACAGTTCAAGTTATTAGCCATTTTTGGTATTTCACAGAAGAAGATTTCAAAAAAGTAATAGACAAGTTTGTTGGTGACAACACATTATTAGTTGGCTTTAGTGCTACATTCCACAGTTCAAGTAACCCTTTTGCAGTATTACATAGTCTTTACTTTCCTGCAAGTAGACAAAGACAATTAAAATCTTGGATACATGCAAATAATCCAAACACAAAATTAGTTGCAGGAGGTACGCCTATAGACACGGATACGTTACTTGACCCAAAATATGATGGACCTTATCATGATATGGATGTCATTAATGTAGGATATGCAGACGTAACAATATTAGAAATGTTGCAAGACATGAAAGAAGGAATATTTTGGCCCATATATACAGATAAAGGAAGTAGACTAGACATACAAAGCAGTACAATGACTTACTGCAAAGAAGATGCAATACAACATGGTGATGAAATGCCTTTAGAACTAGGCAGAGGATGTATTTTTAAATGTAACTTCTGTAATTTTGGATTGATAGGAAAAACTAAAGGCACATACACAAGAAATCACATGGTAATACATGATGAATTAAAACGTAATTGGGAAGAAAATGGCATATACAAGTATTGGGTATTAGATGATACTTTTAATGAGGATAGCGACAAATTAGAAGTTATAGCAAAACTTAAAGCAGACTCTAACATACCTTTAGAACTTAGTGCATTTTTAAGATTAGATTTGCAGAACAGATTAAAACAAGAACAACTTTTAGTTGATTGTGGTTTAAAAAATCCACAATATGGTATTGAAACACTCAACCCTGATAGTGCAGTTGCAATTGGTAAAGGTTGGAACCCAGAAGAACAAATGGAATATTTAAGGTCAATTAAAAAAGGTGTATTTAAAGATGTTTGGTTGTTTAGTCATTTTATAGTAGGACTACCAGAAGACTCACGTGAAAGTTTACACGACATGAGAGAAAAACTATTAGATCCTGAATACAATCCTTTGGATCATTTGTTTATTAATTTTTTATACATTAAAGAAGTACAGAAATCAGGGTGGCAGTCAGCAGGTGATAACCATGACGGTGGAGGTAGTGCAATAGACAAAGACCCAGAAGGATTTGGATATACGTTTCCCAATTCACATAAAAACAAATTACAAAGTATGGCAAAGGGTTCCTTATCAAAATTTTGGCGTAATAAACATGGCATAAGTTATGAAGGTGCACAAAAATTTTCCCAAAAATTAAATCAAGATTTTAATGAAAGTAGAGGATACAAAAAGTTTCAACCTACAAGTTGGCATAAAATACCTAAAGGTGCTGAAAAATCTTCTTGGATGTTAAACTATTGGGATAATTACTTTACTGATATTATGTCAATAAAAGAACATACTAGATATAATTCTGTACAATGGATTCAAGAAGGCAAGGTTACAGAATTTAAACCTATGAGTAAATAATGACTGTTTGTTTAAAAGATCCAATAAAAGATCCAGGCATAAACTGGAATGAGTATGCTAAAAGTGAAAAAGTAGAAATCACTGTGGATGTAAATGACGATTTCGAACATACTCCTGTAGACGTTTTAATTTTTGCTTCTGATCCACAAAGAGGCAGAGAGTATGAAATGTTTCTTAAAGAAATATATCAGCCAGGCGACACAATGTCAGACCAAATATTTCAAGAATATATGGAAAGAGCAGAAAAATATGAACGAGATTGTTGGGAACTACCTACTAGAAAAGAACTTATGCTCAAACCTGATGGTCAAGCCTTCATGCAAAATAAAGGATATTATTTAACTTGGCCCTCCATAGACCAACATGACGGTCGTGCTATGGGTAGTGATAAAGTTGCCCATGAAGTTAGAAAGTTAGGATATACAGTACAAGTTATACATAATTTATTACATGTATCTGAAGATACTGTACATAAAATTATACAAAAATTTGTAGGTAAAAATACTAAAGCAGTAATGTTTGGTCAAGTATTTTCTTTTCATAAGGATATGTTTGGATTAATGAATACTGTATTTTTTCCTCCTAGTAGACAACATAAAGTTAAAGAGTGGATTTTAGAACAAAACCCAACTGCAAAACTTGTTATGGGAGGTGCAAAATTTAATTACACTAAAGAATTTGGAGGTGTTAGTAAAAATAAAACACCTTTAGATGATATAGATATTCGTATGTTTGGTTGGGCAGACGTAACTATCAGAGATATGTTGATAGATTTAGAACAAGGTAATCCTAAACCATTTTACAGTGACCCAAAAAGCATGTTGGATATTTACAATAGTTCTATGGAATATTTTGATGAAGATGTAATTCTTCCTAATGCAAGAATAGGATTAGAATTAGGTAGAGGATGTATTTTTAAATGTTCTTTTTGTGAATTTGATTTGATAGGAAAAACAAAAGGCACATACACAAGAAGCACTTCTCGTCTCGAAGATGAACTAAAACGTAATTGGGAAGAATACGGAGTTCATAGATATTGGATTACTGATGATACATTGAATGATGATACTGCAAAGTTAGAACGCATGGCAGATATACGAATTAGAAATAACATTCCTTTTAAGTATGCATGTTTTTTAAGATTAGATTTACAGCATAGATTAAAACAAACTGATATTTTACTTGAAAGTGGACTTGAATATGGTCATTATGGTATTGAAACACTTAATCCTGATAGTGCCGCGGCTATCGGTAAAGGGTGGCATCCTGAAGAGCAAATGGCATTTATTAGAGAACTAAAAGAAGATAAATTTAAAGATGTATTTTTACATTCTAATTTTATGTACGGACTTCCTGAAGATAGTTTAGAAATACTAAGAGACATGCACAACAAATTAATAGATGTAGAGTACAACAAATTAGACCAAATAGTTGTACAAAGTTATGTAATCAGAGAACCAAAAATTAATTATCCAAAATCAGACCCAACAAAAGTTACAAGTGAAATTCAAGAAACTTTAGAAGAGCAAGGTTACACAATTACAACAGACCGTAAAGTTTGGGATAGTATTTTAATGACAAAAAATAAACATGGACTATCCACTCAACAATCGCATCATATATCTCAACAAACTTCTATACAGTTTAGACATAACAAATATTGGAAAGAGCATTTTGATCCTGTAAAAAAATCTAATGATTTGAGACTACAAATGAGAAAAGACTATCAACAATACTTTGATAAAATTTTTAGTATTAAAAAACATAATAGATATGAAACAGTTACTTTGTTTAATGAAGATGCGCCAAGAACACTATCTGTTCAAGAATATAAAGAATCACTTTAACCACCATAATAAATACCTATTATGGAACTACCACACAGACACCCAATAGCCTTAATCGACGAACATCGAATCATAAACGATGAAGAAGTTGAAGCAACATTTATGGTACATAATGCACATCCAGTATTGGAAGGTCACTTCCCACATGTAAAAATTTGGCCTGGTGTTTATATTGTTGAAGGAATGAATCAATGTGCAGGATTACATGCACTACACTTAGCAGAAAAAGAAATTGGTAAAGTTAAACATGAAGATTATGTAACTTTTGTAACAAGTGTAGATAAATGTAAATTTAGATTTCCTGTCTTTCCTGGAACAAGATTAAGGTATGAAGCAAAATTAGTTAAACGTAAAATGCAACACATGTTCTATGATTGTAAAGTTTTTGATGGTGAAAGCCGTGTAGCATCTGCTACAATAGGTTTGACAGCCAAAAAACTGTAAAAATCGCTCTTTTGAATCAAAATTTACCAATTGACAATAAAATTTTTTGAAGTTATACTAACTAGCAATATTGTTTGGAGTAAAATAAACATTTATGGCGAGAAAGAAAAAACAAAGAACAGTATATGTAACTAAGCAACCTGATTGGAAAACTTTAAGACTTATTACTGATCCTATAGAGCAAGAAAAAGCATTTGACTCTTGCGACTATTTTGTGCATTCAGAAATATCAACCAAGGAGTTGACATCTGCGTATAGGAAGTGGGTGAAAGAAGCAAGTGGTTGGGCACCAGAAGAAATCAAAATTGTATTGAAAAATCCTGATTGGAGATTTAGCAGTAGTGCCAAGTATGCTTGGACGTGGCAAAAATTAGGATACATGCCTGAACGTCTTGCACAATTTTATAATAAGAGAAAAGAAAATCTACTCGAAACTGGTAAAAACGTTGTTGAAGAACAACAAGAAAAGAAAGCAGTAGCAAAACCTAAGATAAGCATACAGGAAAGAATGCTTTTACAAATTACTGACCTATGTGGAGAGTGGGACGACTTACTTGACCAATTTATTGAAAAAGAAAAGTTTGAACTTAAAAAGTTTGACCCTGAAAAAGATATGAAAGTTTATGGTGGAGGTGTTATAAAGCCAGCACATGCCAAAATGGTCAAAGAACAGTATGAAGGCATATATGCAGAAGCACAAGAAAATTTAGCAGGTACATGTGAGCAGTTAAAAGAAGCATACAGTTTTATGGATAAGAAAATGAAGAAAGATTATGTTACTTTCTTTGAAAAAATAAATGCCGCCTGTGATGCAATTATACTAACTGGTAAAGCAAATAGAAAACAACGTAAACCAAGAGCAAGAAGTAAAGAAAGTATTATTAAAAAAATGAAGTTCCAAGTGAGCGATGGCACACTAGGAATAGCATCTATATCGCCCACAGACGTCGTTTACGCCAATGAACTATGGGTGTACAATACAAAGACCCGTAAAGTAGGAGTTTACCATGCTACGAACAAAGACCCACGTGGATTAGGAAGACCTGGCGCAGGACTAATGGTAAAAGGAACTACTATACAAGAGTTTGATGCAGAAACAAGTGTACAAAAAACATTAAGAAAGCCAGCAGAACAAATTAACAACTGGACAGGAAACGCCAAAACAAAGTTTGCAAAAACATTTGAAGAAGTTAAAACAACACCCACCAAATTAAACGGAAGAATGAACGATACTACTATCATATTGAAAGCCTTTTAAAGGCAAAAAGTGATAAATAGTAGTATGGCACAGAGAATAGACCAAATAGGCTACAATAACAGAGACGAAATCATTAAAGAGATTCAGTTAAGATTGGCTGATGGAATGGTTGATGTTGAGTTAGATAGAGAGCATTACGACATAGCAATCAATAAGGCTATACAAAAGTATAGACAATTGAGTAGTGGTAGTGTAGAAGAAGCAGTTATTTTTATTCAAACCCAAGACGGTATTACAAAATATGTTTTACCTGATGAAGTTATAGACGTAAAACGTTTATACAGAAGAGGTATTGGTACTAATAGTGGCGGTGGCACAAATTTTGATCCATTTGATGTTGCATTTAACAATATGTACATGCTACAAGCAGGGCAAATAGGTGGACTGGCAGTATTTGATGCATTTGCACAATACAAAGAAACTATAGGTCGTGTGTTTGGTAGTGAGTACAACTTTACATTCAATAGAAATACAAAAGAATTAACCATATTAAGAAACGTAGCACATGCTGAAGATATTGCAGTAGGAGTTAATAACTTCATCCCTGAAAGTGTTTTAATAAAGGACGTTTACGCCGCTGACTGGCTATCTAATTTTGCACTAGCACAAAGTAAAATGATGTTAGGCGAAGCAAGAAGCAAGTTTCCAGGCGGACTTCCTGGACCAGGCGGAGCAACAACACTAAACGGTGATGCCCTTAAGGCTGAAGCAATAACTGAAATGGATCAATTGATTGCCGGCTTACACAACATGGAAGAAGGCAACTCACCGCTAGGTTTTGTTATGGGATAATGCAAGATAATACCTATTGGGACATACCCGAATTACTAGACTTTCCATTACCTTTTACAGCAGAAGAACTTTTATTACAAGAAGATTTTGACTTACAAGATGGATACCAAGATCCTGAGCATGTACTAAGACATTCAAAAAAGATTGGTTGGACTACTAATCAAGAAGCACCTAATTTACAAATAGGTTGGCTAACAGATAAAAGCATTTCAAGACTTTTACAAGAGTGGGCAAAAGATATTTTCCCACAAGATTTCTTTTCACAAACATATTATAAAATGCCAAACAAAACATTTCCTGCAACTTTAGTTATGACTAAAGCAGGTGAAAGTACAAGATGGCACTATGAAGGATTTTATCCTTGGACAAATTTGACAGAACAACTAAGCAATCCAGGAAGAACAAGTTGTGTTCTTAATATTAAATTAAGTGGCAAAACAGATAATGATATAGTTTTTGGTCAGCCTAGTGAAAAGGTTGTAAATACAGTTGAAAGATTGTATAATCAAAGAACACTAGAACAAGATGTACAATGGTGTGAGAATAAAAATATTAGAAGTAACTTTTACAGTGATGCTATAATGACAATAGATGAAGAAGTTACAGAAATAGATAGAAAAGTTACATATGATTGTCCTTTCTTATTAAATTTAGGACATTTAGATACGCATCCTAATCCTTGGCATAGAGTAGAAAACAGTAGAACTGCAGAGCCAAGAATAAGTTTTAGGTTAATGTGTAATGAAAAATATTCAATGAAGCATTGGGTTGACTTACACAAAGAAGGAAAGTTATTAAATGCAACAAGTTAAAAATCATCTTTGCTCTTTTCCGGAATTGGAACTTCCAATCACTGTGGAAGATATATTTACAGATGATGATTACGAACTTATATACGATAGAGCAAGATTCAATAAAAAAGTAGACATAGTTGAACATCCAGATTTATTTGGCTGGACTATGGCACAAACAGAAAAAATGCATTGGATGTATAGTCCCAATGAACATCAACTTGCTGGTACAGATATTATATTAGAAAAAAATCAAGATTTTGCAGACCTTACATTTGAAGAAAGAAAATATTTAGGTTACAGACCTCCTACAAGCATAGGTGTAATTACAGACAAAAACTTAATGTATAAGTTAAGAGAATATGCACAAGATACTTTTCACGAAGATTATCTTGCAGATATTTGGAGTTTTATGGGTAAAAAAATTGTCCCTATTACACTAATTGGCTTTAGTGGCCCAAGCACATTCCATACTGAAGGCTTAACTGGTTGGAGAAAAGTTGCAGACGAAAGTCTTTTAAAAGATAGAATTGAAACATCGCGTACAAGTGCTGTAGTAAACTTTAGATTGATAGGCGACCCAGATGATTGTTCTATAGAAGTAGCAGAGCCTGATAAGTACTTTACAGAAGTGTATGATAATTTAAACAAAGAATACATAACAAAGTGGGAACAAGATGGCAAAGAACCAGAAACAATGTGGTCAGAGGGCAGAGGTATATCTGTATCTTCAAGTATTGACCAAACATCAAGTGACGAAATGTTAAGTCATCTAACACCTTGTGGGAAGATAGATGGTTATCATCATCCTTTTATTTTAAATTTATCATCATGGCATAGAGTAAACATCAAAACAGAATCTCCAAGAGTAAGTTTAAGATTTATGGGACATAAAAAACATACATTTGATTACTTACAACAGTTAATGGATGAAGGTAGGTTTTTAAAATGTTAGGTTGTTATTGTGATTGTCCTGGTATTGAGTTACCTTTTACTAATGATATTCTTTCTCAACAAGATTTAGATATGATTTATGGTAATACAGAAATACCTAAAACACCTTCTATACAAACTGAAAAAATAAATTGGTATGCAAACTGGTCCACAACAGAGTGGTCAAAGGATGATTTATTAAATGGTGGAGCAATAATCACAGACCAACAATTAAAAAAAGATGTTTGGGAATGGCTACATGAAACAATACATCCGGAATATTTTCAGAAGATTTGGAACATGGCAGGAAGAAAAACTCCGCCTGTTTCTATTTTGTGTTTCTCAGAATCAAGTGCTTGGCATAGAGAAGGGCCTATACAGTTTCCAGAAAATTTGCCACAACATATAAACAAAGATATCGTTGCTGGTCCTAGAGCACCAGCAGTAATTAATTTTAGATTATTAGGTGACCCAGAAGGTAGCAGTTTAGAATTTGCAAAACCACAAGATACTTTAAACAATGCAGAACAAGAGTGTATTAACAAATACTTTGATACTTGGACAGAAGATGTCAACGGAGAACTACATGCTACAGAACATGAAGGTGTAGTATTCACAGCGGCTCAACATTGGCTTGGAGAAACATATAATTGGCAAAACAATTTAACAAAAATAACAGAACATGTGGGTATGCATAATCCATATATTGTAAACTTGTCTAAATGGCATAGAGTACTTACAAATGGAGAACCACGTGTTACTTTTAGAATACATGCTAATACAGATTTAACTTTTGAAGACATTGAACGTTTGCAAGAAAATGGAGAGTTTTTCAAATGAATGGATGTTTCATAGATTGCCCAGACGTAACTTTTCCTTTTACAGCAGATGATTTTTTTGGCGACTTTGATTATGACTTAATATATGGTAGGATTCCTATACCTGGTGATTTAACATTAATGGGTAAAACAGTTAAATGGGCAAATTGGTCAACAGATAATGTAGAACTTATACAAGGTACAAGATTTGAAAATGAAGAACAAGATTTACTGTTTAATAGTGCAGGATTAATTTATGATAACAAATTAAAGCACGATGTTTGGGATTGGATGAATGATACTTTCCATCCAATATATTTTCAAGAGTTATGGAAAACTGGCTTAGGTACTGCCCACCCACCTGTAACTGTTTTATGTTTTTCAAGAACAACAGGTTGGCATAAAGAAGGACCTGTACCAATACCAGACAATGTACCTGCAGATTTTGATACAAGTTATGTTACTAATTGGAGACCACCAGCAGTAATTAATTTTAGATTATTAGGAGATATAGAAGGAAGTGAATTACAATTTGCTGAGCCCAGTGATTCTATGAAAGTAGCAGAACAAGAACTTATACAAAAGTTTTTTGATACTAGTATATTAAGAGCCCAAGAAGACAAAAATCCTTTACCTAATAGTGCTACCTTACCAACAATTATAAAACATAGGTCTATGGTAATGGATGCAAGACAGCATTGGATACAACAAGATACCTATTTGAAATCTTTAACACATAAGGCTACACATTATGGAATGCACAATCCATACATTGTAAATATTTCTGAATGGCACAGAGTTATTACTAATGGCACTCCCAGAGTTACAATGAGAGTACATGCTAATACAGATTTAACATTTAGACAAATAGAAGAATTGGTTGACGCCGGAAAATTTTTTAAATAAATATAATTGGAATATATAATAGTATGATAATAGGAATAACAGGTTTTATGGGCAGTGGCAAAGACACAGTTGCCAAAATGTTCGTAGAAAAAGGTGCAGTACAAGACAGTTTTGCATCACCATTAAAAGATTTATGTGCTAGTGTGTTTGGTTGGGACAGACACATGCTAGAAGGCGATACTGTAGCAAGTAGAGACTTCAGAGAGACAGCAGACATATACTGGACAAGAAAACTAGGCATAGATAACTTTACTCCACGTTTAGCATTACAACTATTGGGTACAGACATAATGCGTACTCATTTCAATCAAGATATTTGGTTAGACAGTTTAGAATATAGAATAAGAAAAAACAATCCACAAGACCAAATTGTTGTTGTAAGCGATTGTAGATTTAAGAATGAATTAGATTTAATCAAACAATTAGACGGTATTGTAATACATGTGATTAGAAATGATTTACCTGAATGGTATGAGACAGCCGTACATGCCAATAAAGGTAGTGTTCCTGCAAAGCATACAATGGAAACACGTTTTGCAAGTGTACATGCCAGTGAATGGAAGTGGGTAGGATATGATTTTGATTATGAAATATCTAACTCGGGAACATTACAAGAACTACAATTACAAGTAGATAATATTCACAATAATATCTTTTCAAGCAAAATCAAAGCAATTTAAAAAAAATTTCTATATTTATCAAAACCTTCAAAAACCTTGTACCCGGGCAGTTTTATAATACCGCTTTTTTTACTGATTCTAGATAAATATTCGTACTAACATATTAATATTAGGAGATTATAATGGCAGAATTAGTATCACCAGGCGTTAGTATTAGTGTATCCGACGAATCATTTTATGCGTCGGCAGGTGCTGGTACTGTACCTTTGATTATCATTGCTACGGCTCAGGATAAAACTGGACCAGATGGATCAAGTACAGCGGCATTTACTACTAAAGCAAACGCAGGTAAATTACAACTAATGACTAGTCAACGTGAGTTATTACAACAGTTTGGTAATCCTTTATTTTACAAATCAGGTTCTACTCAGTTGAATGGTTATGATCTCAACGAATACGGTTTACTAGCGGCCCACAGTTTCTTAGGTTTGGCAAACAGAGCATACGTTCTAAGAGCAGACATAGACCTTGGTCAACTCGAGGCATCATCTTCAGCACCAACTGGTGTTATTGCAGATGGAACATACTGGCTTGACACAACAGCATCAACTTTCGGGTTGAGAGAGTGGTCAGGTACAGCATGGGTAAAGAAAGACGTATCTGTTGTAGACGCAGTTAGCATTAATTCAGGAACAGGTGGACCTAGCAAAGCATTTGGACAGAACGGCGATTACGCAGTTGTGGCAAATACAGCGGCTGGAGGAACTGCTACTGATATTAAATACTACGAAAAATACTCAGATGACTGGTATCAAATAGGTTCTTCAAGTTGGTCAAGTGCTACAAGTGGCGACTTCCAATTTGCAAGTCACTTAGGAGTACCTAGTTTAAGAAGTGATAATGTATCAGCACTATCGGCTGGAGACATTTTTATTCAAACTACAACACCTAACACAGGTGCAAGTTTGGGTACAAAACTTTACAGTTCTTCAAGTAAAGCCTTTAGTTCAGTTGCAACTTCACTTTATGCTTCTACTGACGCGGCATTAACAGCCGTAGGAACAGCCAATGTTAAAGTAGGTGACTTAATTGGTATCTACTCACCAGCAGGCAACAGCGAAGCAGAAATAGAATTAAAGAGACACAATGGTAATACATCATTAGTAGCAACAGGTTCAAGTTTTGGATCTGGTGTTGATGTATCCGGTAACTCAAGCATACAGATTGTATATAACGGAACTACTGCAAACGTAACTTTCGCTAACACAATCTCAGGAAACGCAACAAACTCAACAGCGGAAGATGCCGTGTTTGACATTAATAGTGCATTAAGTACAGCATCAATCACTGAAGTAGTTGCTTCTATTGGTTCGGACACTAACATTGTCCTAACATCAAGCAAAGGTAGAGACATCAAAGTTGTTTCACAACATTCTGACTTTGGACCATCAAGTGTTGGTCTTGGATCAGGTGCCGTAACAGCAGATATTACATACTCTAACTATGCGGCATTGTCATATCAGGCAAGCAAAACTAAAATAGCAGGATCATTAGCAGATGGTACTTTCTGGTACAATGCGACAGTGGCTAAAGCAAACATCGACTTATTAGAACACGATGGTAGTGCTTGGGTTACTTTCACAAAAGACTTACAAGTAACTGCTTCTGCTCCAACAACTCAATCAGATGGAACAGCACTAGTGGCTGGTGATGTATGGTTAGATTCAGATGATACTGAAAGATTCCCATATTTCTACAAGTGGTCAGGCACAGCCTGGGTCGCAGTAGATGGAAGTGACCAACATACAGCAGACGGTATTGTTTTTGCAGACTTCAGACAGTCAGCAAGTAGTTCATTAGATGCAGACGCACCTAATCCTACAGCATATCCAAGTGGTATCTTAGGATTTAACAAACGTGCTTCAGCAGGTAACGTTAAAGAGTATAAGATTAACTATACTCCAAGCGGAACTAACATTGGAAATGTTTGGGTTGACGCATCAGGAAACAAAGTAGATGGTAACATGTATGGATTAAGAAAAGCAGTCCACAACTTAGTGAAAACTAAGATGCAGGCGGCTATTGTTTCTAATGACGACATTAGAAGTGAAATTAATGCATTTAACGTTATTGCCGCTCCTGGATTCCCAGAAATGCTAGATGAAATGGTTGCATTAAGCACAGACAGAAGAAATACTGCTTTTGTTGTTGCTGATTCACCATTCAGACTTAAAGCAGATGCTACAAGCACAAAAAATTGGGCAACAAACGCCAACAATGCTAGTGAGAATGGAGAGGACGGACTTGTTTCTTCTTCACCATACGCGGCTGTTTACTACCCAAGTGCTTTAACAACTAACTTAGATGGAACTAACGTTGTTGTTCCTTCAAGTCACGTTGCTTTAAGAACACTTGCATTTAACGACCAGGTTGCTTTCCCTTGGTTTGCACCAGCAGGCTTCCAAAGAGGTCTAGTGCAAAATGCTACATCAGTAGGTTTTGTAGATCCAGACACCGGTGAGTACACATCAGTGACACTCAACGAAGGTCAAAGAGATACATTATACAGCAACAAAATTAATCCAATTGCTTCATTCCCAGGAAGAGGACTTGCAGTATTTGGACAAAAAACTCTAAACCCAACTGCAAGTGCATTGGATAGAATTAATGTTGCAAGACTTATTGTGTACATAAGAGAAAGACTTGATGATATCGTTAAGCCGTTCTTATTTGAACCAAACGATGCTATTACTAGGCAGAATGCAAAGAACGTTGTCGACGGATTGTTAGACAACCTTGTTATTCAAAGAGGTTTATTTGACTTCGTTACAGTTTGTGACAGTTCAAATAACACTCCTGCTAGAATTGATAGAAACGAACTATACATTGACATCGCTATACAGCCTGTCAAAGCAGTTGAGTTTATATACATTCCGATTAGAATCCAAAACACTTTGGGTACTACAGGATCTAGTTAAACAAAGCATTAATGAAAAAAGGCGTCTTTTAGGCGCCTTTTTTTATGTCTGATTAAAACTGTGTTTAATCTTTTTCACCTATTTTTGATAAATAAATGTAACTTAAGAACTCCACGTAGTAAACAAATGGAGTTTTTGTTGATTAGGAGATAACAAAATGGCAAATCCAACAAGTAACAGATTTGGTGTACCATTAGGAAATGGCGACGCAGGAGTATTACAACCTAAACTGAAATTCAGATTTAGAGTAACTCTTCTTGCAGGTTTCGGTGGTTCTCAGGAAACTAGAGAATTCACACAGAACGTCATGAACGTTACCCGTCCTAAAGTAAACTTTGAAGAAGTTATGATTGACTCTTACAACTCAAAAGTTTATGTCCAAGGTAAACATGCCTGGGATCCAGTTACAGTAGTTATAAGGGACGACATTAGTAATTCTATTTCAAGAATTGTTGGTGCTCAGAACCAAAGACAACTTAACCATTTTGAGCAAACTGCTCCATTGGCAGGATCAGACTATAAATTCGATATGATTATTGAAGCCTTAGATGGTAGTACTGCTGTTCCTACAGAAATATGGACATGTCAGGGTTGTTTCTTAACTAACATTGATTACTCAGAAAGTGATTACGCAACTTCAGAACCAGTCACAGTTTCTATGACAGTTAGAATGGATAACTGTATTCACGAAGCAGGTGATAGTGCTGTAACAGCCGGAATCAACCAAGGCGGAATAATGGAAGACGTTACACCACCTAATGCCAGCAACGCAAATGCTTCTGGCGGTAACCCGTAAGCAATCGTAGGCAATTAGGTTTAACTTAAACGTTGAATTAATTTTGTAAAGCAAGTCGACAAGATGTCGACTTGTCTTTACGGTTAGGTAGATTATATGGCAATATTCGGTAGAAAATTTGGAGGAGGATCAGGCTCTGCAGTATTTGGCGGTATATCATATAGTCCCAATCAAGGCTTAGACTTCGGTAATCCTCTACCACAAGCAATTCGTAGACAATTAGGCGGCGGACAAAACTTATTTAATGGTCAAGTATCCGCTGGAACACCTAACGACAGATTAAGAGGCGGCACAGGTAAAGTAGCAGGATATGTTGGTGCATTTAACAACGCCGGTAGATTTAATCCTAGTATTACACCACCCAGACAAAAGTTTGAAGGATATGTAAACTTCCATTTCAATGCGGCAGTTGGCATAACCTCTCTCAACAATAATGATACAAGAAATTCTTTAAGTAGTTTGTGTAGAACTGCTGAAGTACCAACGGCTGAAATACAAACAGATGTAAAAAATCAATACAATAGAAAACGTGTA